GGCGGAGGGGCTACAAATCCGTCATCATCAAACACGTCATGTGCTGGGAGCGGTGGAGGTGGAGGCTACGTGCGCCTGTGGATTACCAACATGGCGCAGGTTTTCAAATACACAATCGGCGGTGGCGGGGCTGGGGGGACTGGGACGACGTCCCAAGCCGGGAGCAGTGGTGGAGCCAGCTCGTTTGTTGGGGGTGTTGATGGAACCACGACGCTTGCCACGGCATCTGGGGGTGGCGGAGGAGCTGGGAGATCGGGAACCAGCAGTACATATGAAATTATCGGGGGCGGGGGAGGGGCGGCGGCGCTTGGCTCTGGCGTCGAAATCCTTGTGAAGAGTTCTTTTCTTGTGCCTGGAGGATCCGGTGGGACGGGGCTGAAAGCCAGTCAGGCATCTGCTGGAGATGCTGTGTTCCCATCGATCCCGGGAACCGCTTGGAGCTTTCCTGCCATGCCTGCTGCTGCGCGGGACACAAGCACGCCCAGTGCATCTCCGACTGCGACTGGTGGACGCGGGCCAAACCTTTTGACCTCTGGAACATCTTCCGCCAATGGAGGACAGGGTGGCGGGGGTCTGCTTATCATAACTGAATACTACTAATGAAACCGCTGCAAATTATTGTGAACATGGCATGGTCCGTGATGGACTCTGCGGACAAGGACATGCTGCTTGACATTATTGAGAAGCTGCTGCTTGAGAAGCAAGCGGAGCAACCGAAAAAGTCTCGTGCGATTGCGTTGGGTGCGATCAACATGCTGCGTTCGATTGCTGGCATCCCTGACGACGACACCGATCAGTTGAACCCTATCTGAATCCTATGTCCACGGTGGAGCTTGGGACTGGCACGGAAGTGGAGATCTTGCGAGATCTGTACCGGCAGATTAACGCACAAGCGACGGCACAAGCGAGGACAGATTCGGAGTTGATTGGAATTAAGACTGCGTTGGGGGAGCTTAGCACTGGGCTGCGGGAGATTTCGTCCAAGCTGAATGCTGGCACGGATTGGAACGTGTTGTTGGCAGGTGCAGCGGTTGTGTTGGGATTGAGTGGGGCGGCGGGGAAGATGGTGACCGATCCGTTGAGGGACCGGATTGTGGCGCTTGAAGCGGCAGAGGCTCGATATGTTGAGGCGATTTCGACCATTGCGAGGATTGACGAAAGATCCCGGATGCGAGCGGAAGACTTTTAGGTTGGGCATGGTGCCAAGGGAGAGCCTTGGACAGGGTGGAACTCCTTCGTGAAACAAACCAACCGACATTTTATGGTGATACGAACACGAGAACCAAAGCCTGGGGCGGTCAAATGGGTCGCGTTTAGTTGCAGTCATTGTCCGCTTCAAGACCCTGAAGCCGTGGACTTGGTGAAAGAAGCGGTGCGAGATTTTCGTCCTGACCGCATCGTCATGCTTGGAGATCTGCATGAGGCGGAAAGTGCAAGCAAATGGCCGAGCGAATATGACTGGAGCATTGAAGACGAATACGTGTCAGCCTCGGCAATGCTCAGAGAGATCCGTTTGGCGCACCCTGACCCGGCCCAGGTGAAGTGTGTGTTTTTGCCGGGAAACCATGACGCGAACATTGAGGCGATCAACCGTCACCCTCGGAATGTGCGTCAGTTGCTTTCATGGCGATATCCGCAGCATGTGCCGGTCAGGAAAGGAGGAAAGCCGGTTTACATCAATCAAGAGTTCATCGAGGAATGGAAAGTTGGGGCAGACTACCGCTATTCGCGGAAGCGTGGGGTGTATCGGATTGGGGCAACCGTGTTTTCGCATGGGTATGCCTGTGATGTTTCGAGCGATGAGAACCAAGCTATTGACTTGGGGTGGCCCAACGGGTTGTTTGTTAGTGGGCACACTCATCGACCCACCCGTGGGGAGCCTCGACAAGCTATGAAGACCAAGCGCCGCCCGTTGCCGTGGTGGTATTTGAATGCGGGGTGCGTGAGAGACCTGTATCCCGGCTACATGGAGCGGCACTTTAGTGCGATGTGGGGCAATGCGGTCTGCTACGGCTGGTCATTGCCTATCAATTCCCCTCGATTTGAATCGCGGACCTGGGATGCCTATTGCGAGGTCGGAAGAATGCACGAATCCGCGTTTGTATAATGGTTGCCTAGCAAGAAGTATGACCTCTGCCGAGCAAGAAGTTTATCGAAAAATCCTTTCGGATGTCACCTGGAGGATTTCAAACCTCTACATGGTGCGCGACCCGTGGGGAAAGCTGGTGCCGTTTCGGCCCAACGCGGGGCAGTTGTGGTATCTGCGCAACCGGCATTACTGGAACCTCATTGCCAAGGCAAGAAGGCTAGGGTTTTCCACGATCATCGACATCATAGGGCTAGATAGGGCTATTTTTAATAGCAACCAAAGCATAGGCTTGATCGATTTGACCATCACTGACGCCAAAAAGAAGCTGGCGGTGATGGCGGAAGCCTATCGAACTATGGGGCTAGGGGTGGAAGGGCTGGAAGAACAAGAGCGGCACGAGTTGAATGCCTTCCTTTTGAAGGAATTCCCGACTACGTGCGCCCCTGACAAGATCCCTGCGGAAACAATTAGCTGGGAGAACGGGTCAAGATTCACTTGCAGCACAACATTCCGGGGAGGCGCGTTGCAATACCTGCACGTTTCGGAGTTTGGTCCCATTGCATTGCATCGACCGATGGATGCACGAAAGATTTTGACCGGTGCGCTTCCTGCCGTGGCATCGGGAAACATGGTCAACTTTGAATCGACTCACAAAGGAGGCAAGGGCGGGGAGCATTACGAGTTGATTCGCGAAGCATTGGCGCGGCAAGGGAAGGCGCACAACCCGCGAGAGTTCAAGATGCTGTTCTTCCCGTTCTATCAAGATCCGAAGAACGTCATCCCGGCGAATCAAGTGGCATTGAGACCGGAAGAAGAGAAGATTTTTGAGGCTTGGCAAGCCAAGGGCATTAAATTATCCCCGGACCAGAAAGCGTTCTGGGCGAACGAGTATCGGACGCTTAAACATGACACATTTCGGGAATGGCCCGCATGCATCGAGGACATGTTTCGAGCGCCGGTTGAGGGTTCCATTTACGGGGAGCGTCTCGCGGAAGCCGAAGCTGAAGGCAGGGTGGGGCATTTCGGGGTGGAGCCGCATTGGCCTTGCTTGGTGGCGTGGGACTTGGGGTTCAGCGACTCAACAGCTATGTGGCTTATCCAGGCGACCCGGCTCGACTACCGCATCTTGGATTTTTACCAGGGGTCTGGAAACCCTGTGTCACACTACATCAACAAAGTCCAAGAGTGGTCGAGGTGGGCACCGATCCGCCAGAATCTTTTGCCGCACGACGCCGAGCAGAATTCCCGCAGTGGGAGGACGTTCCTTGGCGATGCGCGAGAAGCTGGACTTCAGGATTGTCAGGTGGTGCCGCAGACGCGGAACATCTGGATGGGCATCAATGAGGCGCGAGAGTTGATGAAGAACTGTGTGTGGCACGCACGCACAGAGAAGGGCAGGGAACTGCTGGGGCAATACCGGAAGCGGATCTATGAAGATGGTCAAAGCATGAACCCCACTCCGGTCCACGATCACACATCGCACGCGGCGGATGCGTTTCGGACATTTGCCGAGGCACGAATCCTGGGGCTGATTTCTCCTTATATGGGAGCAGCCTCCTTTGAGTATGGGGCGGTCGAAGTCATTGGGGTTTGACTAACATTGTAACATGTTGTAATGCGAGACATGCCAGCGACAAGCCAGTCCTTGATTCAGCAGCTTCGTGAGTTTCTTCCGGCCTACCTGACTCAGTCCAACAGCGCAGCCCCACCAATGGCTCCAAGCCCGGAACCTGCGGCCAAGCAATACAACAACAGCACAAGAATCGGTGAAATGATGAGGCGGAGAAAACGTGCATCGGGGCTGATGGCGACCCTCGGTTCTGGCGGCACCGGAGAAATGCAGTCACAGATGCCCTGATTTTATATTAGGAAAAGAAGCATAATTTCCTAAGATCACTATAGCGAAGATGGAAATCCACGACAGCGCCAGACAACTTGCGAAGACCCTGCTGACCAAGGTTGCTACGTGGCGCTCTGGGTGGGAAGATGTTGCCAAGTATGTCATCCCTCGATTGCAACAGTCGCAGCAACAGGCTCCCGGGACGCATTTGCTTAGCAAGCCTGACGAGAAACCAATCGCAGAACTGTTCGACACTACTGGCGTGCTTGCCCTTAACATCAATGCGGGCGGTGTGCTGGCGTGGATGACTCCCCGGCAAGAGCGTTGGTTTGCGTTTACGGTGCCCCCTGAGCTTGATGAGGACGAAGACGCCAAGTTCTGGCTGAACTCAGCCACAGACATCGCTTACCGGCATATCACCAGCAGCAACTTGTTCACGGCCTTGTTTGAATTGAACGTGTGCCGGTCAGCTTTTGGGACTGCGTGCTTGTCGAGGGCTTGGGACCCCGTGAAGCGCCGGTTGGTTTTTTCCTCGGAGCGCCGGTTCGCTTGTGCCGAAAGCAGTCCTGACGGGGTGGCCGACACCGTCGTGGTCGAGAAAACGCTGACGGCACAAATGGCGCTTGGGATGTTCGGGGAGGACAAGCTCGCCCCGGCGATTGCCAAGATCGCGAAAGATCCGGCGAAACGTCTGGAGGCAAGCGAGTATCAGCACCTGATCTTCCCTAACCCAGATTACGTCGAGGGATCAATCCTAGCTACACAACGCCGCTACAGGTCGATTTACATTCACGCCAGCGACGGGCACATCTGCTCTGACTCTGGTCTTGACCAGTCTCCTTACTTGATCACCAGATACCTCAAATGGAGCAGTGACCCTTCTGCACCCTACGGGTTTTCTCCAGCGATTCAGACTCTGCCCGATTTGAAGCAGTGCAACCGCATGGAGCAACTTCGTGATGTTGCTGTGGAAGTGAGTCTTAATCCTCCGATCATTGTTCCAGCAGGATGGAAGGGGCGCGTGGATTTCCGGCCCCGGGGGCAAACCTCTCTCGGTCAGGACGGGCGAAAGCCAGAACTGTGGGACTATCAACCCCGGACCATCGAGGTGAGCAACTCGCTTGAAGAAAAGCGGAAGCGCATCAATGATGCGTTTCACGTTCCGCTCTTTGCGATGTTTCAGCAACTTGAGCGAGAGATGACTGCGACGGAGGTTCAGGCTAGGCTTGGCGAAAAGCTCGACAACATCTCCCCGACTCTGGGCTTGTATCACGACGAGCTTTTGGCCCCGTTGGTCGAGTGGATTTTTGTGACTTTGCTAGAAGCCGGCGAATTCGGATTCGATGTTCCGCCAAACCTTCAGCTTGTTGCTCCAGATGGGCAGTCTGTTGGCGTGCCGGTGCCCCGGGTGGAATTCTCAAATCGGTTGGCTATTGCCATCCAGGCTACCAAGGATGCCGCCGCTCTTCGGGCTTTGGAGCGGTTGGCTGGGTTCCTTCAAGTGCAGCCCGAGCTTCTCGACAACTTCAACACGCAAGAAATTTCGCGAGAGTTCTTCACGTCAACTGGGGCAGACCCGAAGCGTCTGCGCCCGTTGTCAGAAGTCGAGACCATGCGCGAGCAGAGAGCATTCCAGCAAGCCCAGGTGCTGGCGGCGGCAGAGGTTCAATCTCAAGAACAATGATCGATCTTTACGAACGGAAACAAGCTGCGATTAGGAACTTGAAGGGCAATCCTGATTTTAAAGCGGTGCTGGACTGGCTCCGATCTGAATCGTGGTGGGGTCAGGGTCCGTGGGACGCTGCCGGGTTTGAGCCGCACCGGGCCGCATACATCGAGGGGCGGCAGTCTTTGATCCGGCTTATCGACATCGAATTTGAGGAAGAATATGACTGAACAAACAGAACAACCAATTGAACCCTCGACCACTCCGGTCGATACGACGACATCCCCGGTCTTTGAGTTTCGGACCCTGAGCGCAAGCCCAACCGCAGAAGAACTCTCTGCGTGGCGGGCTACCTTTGGCGTGCCAGAAACCGCTGAAGGTTACGGGATTCACGTTAAGCCTGAAGGCTGGGAAGATGACTGGGACGAAAAGCCTCAGCTTGAAATGGCGGCGCTCCTTCACCAGTACAACGTCCCTGCCAGCGTTGCAAAAGAACTTGCCGCACGAAATACCGCCGCGGCACTAGCACAGCGACAAGAAGATCAGAAATTCATCGAAGGTCAAAAAGCGTTGCTGCAAGCAGAGTGGGGCAACAAAATTGGACCTAACACTATCGCAGCCGCGGAAGCCGCAAAGGCGCTTGGCGTGGATCTTGATGCCATCGGAGATGCAGCAACCATCAAGGCGTTCTACAAAATCGCAGGATTTGTTCAGCAAGATTCGGCGTTTCGTCAGGCTATGGGCTTTAACGGAACACAAAACTCTATCATTGCAGAGAATTCCCGGGAAAAGGGTCTTGACATTATGAGGAATGCCGCCAATCCTCTTCATGAAAAATATAGAAGCGGCGACCTTGCAACAAGAGACCTTGTTCTAAAGCTGCTTGCATCCTAACACTTTTATACAATGCCTACCGATCGCATGCTTCATCACTGGGAACGGGACACCGCCGAGGTTGTTACCTTGGGAGCGTCCGGAACTTTGGACCTTGCCGCCGCAGCTTTGAAAGATGTGGTCATTGCCAAGGCTACCCTTACCGGGGCGGCTACCTTTAACGCTCCAACCGGTGGCCGCGAAGGACAGCAAGTTCGTTACCTGTTCACCGCTAGCGGCGCTAGCCGCACACTTACTCAAGGTGCGGGAATCAAAGGGGCTGCGCTTTTGGATATTGGGGTTGTTGCTAGCGGGGCGACCCGAATGATCGAACTTGTGTTTCTTAACAACGCTTGGGTCAAAGTCGCGGAAATTCAATACACCTAATTTCAACTAAGACACTATCATGGCTTCCACTGCTGCTACCTTTATCCCGAATCATTTTCGGGACGCATTCTCCACCAACTGGGACATGGCGGCCCAGCAGGTCGGTAAGCGTCTTGAGCAATACTGCACCGTCGAGAATTTTGTCGGTGAGCGCAAACGCTTCAACCGCTTTTCAAAGCGGGCGAACCTGACCGTCAAAGAAGGTCGAGCCACTCCGACCAAGGTTCGCGACCAAGAGTCTGACCTTCGCTGGCTGGACACTGAACTCTTCGACGATGCGGTTCATATCGATGAATACGATGACGAGTTCCTTGCCGACATCACCTCTCCTAAGAGCGGCGTGATCGCTTCGATGAAGGCGGCTTGCGACCGGACTGCTGACAAGAAGATCCTCGACAGCATCTTTGCTGGGGTTTATGTCGGCAAGCTGGGCACCGGTTCTCCGGTGACGTTTTCGGCTAGCAAGGAAATTGCTGCGACGTTTTTCTACGGGACCGATGGGTATACCCCTGGCACCCCGGGTTCGCCCGCAACCAACCTTGCGCTGACGATGGACAAAATCCGCGAAGGCAAAACCCTGCTTGGTTCTGCCGAAGCTCTTGGGAATGATCGCCCGGTTCTTGCATGCCGCTACAAAGACATGAACGCTTTGTGGGGTCAGTTGAGCCGCACCAATTTGGACTACAGCTTGCCGGATGTTTTCTCTGTCGATCTGCTTGAGAAGATCATCGGCGTGAAGTTCCTGCAAACGGAGCAAATCAACATTACAAGCGGCGTGGCTGACCTCCCGATGTGGATCCCGAGCGGCGTGAAAGTGCATGCCGGTCAGTGGAATTCTTACATGGACATCCTGCCGGAACGCTCTCATGCGCTTCAGCTTCGTATGACCGGGCGCATCGGTGCCTTGCGTTACGACGATGATCGTGTGATCAAGATCAAAGTCGCAGCCTGACTTTTTTAATTAGCATCTTGCTAATTAAAGCACGGACCTGATTTCTTTAATAGGGGTTGGAGTGGGGCGGGGAGTGTTCTAAACTTCTCGCCCCATTTTTGTTATGACTAACACACAAATTGCCAACTTGGCACTAGCAAAAATTGCACAACCTGCGCTTGTCTCGCTGGATGAGCAGACTGTGGTGGCGGAGCAGGTGCGGACGCATTTCGATCTTGTGAGGCGCGAAGTGCTAGCCTCTGTTCATTGGCCTTTTGCGACGCGCCGCGTGTTGGTCCCTAGACTTTCGGCGGCTCCGGCGTTCGGGTTCGCCTACGCATTCCAGCTTCCTACCGACTATTTGTCGGTGATCGATGCGAATGCAGAAGACGATTCGCGTTTGCCTCCCGAAGCATACATGGTCGAAGGCAACGCCCTCTTGAGCGATTCAGCGACCTGCAAGCTGCGCTACGTCGCAGACGTGACAGATCCTAACCAGTTCACCCCGCAGTTCGCGGCGGCATTTGCTCACCTTCTCGCGGCCAGGATTGCTCCAGCGGTCACCGGAGATCCCCAGCTTGGCATGCTTTTGGAACAACAGGCTGTTGGACTGAGCGAGACGGCGGCGGCAGCGAACCAGAACGAGAGCTACGAGCGCATCCCCGATTACCGGCTTCAAAGCGAAAGCATCAACGCTAGATTTCAATGATTAGTCAAATCTACAGTCTGAACGGAGGGGAAATCTCTCGCAGGTTGTGGAGCCGTGCTGACCTTGCTAGGTATTTTTCTTCTGTTGCGACGCTCACCAATTTTGTAACGCTGCCTTATGGCGGTATTTCTAGGAGAGCCGGACTCCAACACATTGACGTGTTTGGTTCTACGGACGTTTGGTTGATCCCGTTTCGATACTCTGCCGAAGCCGCTTCAGTTCTTGCGTTCAGCGATCTGACGATTCGCATCTACACAAACGGAGCGGCAGTGACTCAAGGCGGCAGTCCAGTTCAACTCACGTCCCCTTATTCCGCCGCAGATTTACCCGGCGTGAAGTGGGAGCAAATTGGAAACGTAGTGTTTCTCGTTCATCCAAACTACCCGCCTTACAGACTGACGAGAGTGTCGGCAACATCGTGGACAATGGTTGCGATGACGTTTGAGTCCTGGCCTTTTAAGGACGAGAACACAAACAAGACGCTTACGATCACGCCTTCCGGCACGTCTGGGACCATCACGCTCACGGCATCGTCCTCGCTGTGGACGAGTTCTCACGTCAATGCTCGATGGAGGATTGGCCACGTCAGGACTGTCAATACAGTGTCAACGCCGATCACCTCGATTGCGACTTCATCGTCTTTGCTTGTGCAGGGAGACTACATGTTTCGAACCGCAGGAACCTGGGCTGCGACTATCGCGGTTCAAGAATCAATTGACGACACCACCTGGGAGACGGTCCAGAGTTGGACGGTTGCCGGGGACCAGAACATCACTTATTCCGCTTTTTCTCCCGGCCCGGTCTACGTGCGAATTGCTGTGACTGCCTACACGGCATCAAGCGGGGCACCTGTTGCGGCCATCGACGCGGCAGATCCGGTTGTTTGGGGCAGCGTGCGAATCACGTCTAGGGCTTCCGGCACAAGCGTGACCGCAGTGGTCGAGGAGCCGCTGTTTGCCTCAAGTGCAACGTATTACCACGCCGAAGGATCGTGGAGCGCCGCATCTGGGTATCCTCGCCAAGTCATCTTACATGAAGGTCGGTTGTGGTTCGCTGGCACAAGCTCAGAACCGTTGACTTTGTGGGCTTCCGAGGTGGACGTTTACGACAATTTCCGAAGAGTCCCGGGCGCTCCTGACCTTAGCCTTCAACGGTCGCTGTATAGCTCAACTGCCGATCAAATCCAGTGGCTTGCCTCCAGGGGCGGCGCTTTGATTGTTGGCACGGCAGGAGACGAATGGGTGATTCGTGCCGCGTCTGATGCCGACAACGCTACGGCATCGAAGGCAACCGCTTATGGGTCCGCAGACATCAGCGCCGTTGAGTTAAATGATTCACTGATCTTTGTCGAGCGTCAAGGAGAGCGGATGCGAGACTATATCGGCCTGGACGTGCAACGGGATGACCTTGCCAGAGACCCCTACGCAGCAGGAGACTTGACCCGGGTAGCTGAACACATCACCCGAGGAGGCATCCGCCAGATGGCCGCGAGTCAACAACCTGACCCGGTGCTGTGGGCTGTCGTCGAAGGGAAGCTCATGGGCTTGACCTATGACCGTGCCGAGCAGGTGATGGGCTGGCACCGGCATGAAACAGATGGAGAGATCTTGAGCGTGGCGACGATCCCTGGCAGCATCGGGGACGAGGTATGGGTTTCCGTGCGGCGGACCGGAACAATTCGAATTGAGCGGCTTCACCCAGAAACTCCAGACCGTGCGTTTGCTGGCAACACCGCCGAGAGCCTTTTCCTTGACGCTGGAGTGCTAGCAACATTGTCTCCAGCAGGAACAACCGTGACAGGGTTAGGGCACCTTGAGGGCAGAACGGTAAACGTGCTGGTCGATGGGGGGACGCATCCTCCTTGCGTGGTGTCTTCTGGCAGCATTACTCTAAGCCGTTCGGGGGTTAAGATTGCGGTAGGTTTGCCAATGATATCTACGGTTGAGATGCTTCCTTTTGTGGCTCAGACACAATCAGGCTCCACTCGGTATCTGCTTGGGCGCATTGCAGAGATGACAGTCGATATTCACCGGACGTTTGGGCTGGAATACTCTGACCTAAGTGTGGGGCGTTGGTATGCGCTGACCTCTCGAAAAGGCACAGACGCCCCTATGCTTCCTCCTCCGCTTGTGTCGCAACCTGTTCAAATCCCCGTCGCAGGAGGGCACTCACGAACTCCTCAACTGGCGTTCCGTCAGACAGAGCCTTTACCAGCTACGATTCTCGGTCTTGCTGTCTCGTGGAGGACAACGGAGCGTTGACATATACGCTAAATATCATAACCTAACATATGCTTCCAGCTCTATTAGCACTTGTCGGGGCGGGCGCTTCTGTTGCTGCTGGCGCGGGCGGGGCGATTGCTTCAGGTCGTTCTGCTAGGGCGCAGATTGCGGCTGGGCGCATTGAGCAACGGGCAGCAAACGCCAACGCGAAACTGCTTGAGAAACAGGCTAGAGATCTTGACTACAACGCACGGCAAGCAGTGTGGCGCGGCAATGTGATTGCGGAGCGAATTCGCGCACAAAGCGCCATCAATTCCGAGCTTGCCAGTGCCCAATATCAAGATGCGTTGCGGACTGCCGATGTTCTTGAACGGCAGTCCGGGCAAGCGGTTGCTCTGGCCAACCTCAAGGGCGCAGAGTTTGACCGAGATGCTGCGGAAGTTCAAGAGTCTGCCGGGGTTGCTATCTTTCGCCAAGCCAGGGAGGGCAGGCAGTTTCTCGGAGGACAACGTCAAGCCACGTCTGCGTCAGGGTTTGCTCAGACAGGCAGCGAGCTTGATCGGCTGGTCGAATCTGCGTCGAGGCTTGAGACTCAACGCTATGACATTGCCCTCGGCGCGGCCCGCGAAAGCAGGAAGCTGCGCTATGCCGGTGACATGTCGAGGTTCGAAGGGCAAGTTGCTGCATTTGAGGGGGGAGAACAGACCCGAAAACTTCGACTCAATGCAGAGATTGGGAAGTTCGTTGCTTCTGTTGACGCGTGGAATTCTGAGCAGGAAGCAGTCATGACGTTGAAAGATGCAGCGCAGACTGCAAGGAACATTCGCAGTGAGGCCGCAGACACTCGCACCAGGGCGAAACTGACACGTCAATACGGCGCGGCTGGCATGGCGGCGGCACAGGCTCAGGCTGGCGCGACCATTAGTGCTGGGCGCATGGGGCTTGTATCTTCTATTGGCAGCGCCGCAAATCAAGTTGGCGACTGGCGTTACCGTTACAGATCCAATGGCTGAACGAATTATAGCTCGACTTCCAAGCCCACCGGACGTTTCCGGGGCGGCAGGTATGATGCCCGGGGCAACTGGCGCATCTGCCAGAATCCCTGGTCCGATCGATGTCCCTCGCGTTGCGCTCACCCCTAGGGTTGCTTCAGTTGAGCGGCGCGTTGGCGGGGTCATGCGGGATGGTACAGCGTTAGCTCAAGGACAGGCAGCAACTGCGCGGGCCGAATTGACCAGGGGCGATGCGATGAGCCGTGCGGTCACCGAAGTTGGGTCTGCCATCGGCGGCATCGCGCAGAAGGTGATCATGGCGCGAGAGTCTGCGGAACTGATGGAGGCAGACGCTCGGATGAAGCGGGCAAGCAGTGATTTTTTAGAAGGGCTTCCCGAAGACCCATATGACTGGGAGTCAACGTGGGAAAAAGCCAGTCAAGTGGTACGGCAAGAGGTTGTCGAAAAATCAAAACTTAGCAAAGCTGGGCGAGAAAAGCTGGAAAAAAATTTTAAATTTTGGGATGCAGAAGTTGCCACTAGGCTAAGCAGCATGACGATTTCGCGTCACGCCCAGATCGCTAAAGCGAAGCTGAACTTTGCTGCAAAAGAAGCCTTGGCCCGCCACGATCTTAACAGCTATGCAGAAATTATTTCTGGAGGCGTGGCGGCTGGGATTGTTGGGCAGAGCGAAGGAGAAATCGCGCTGCAAAAAGGACAGGTTCAAGTGAACCGAGAAGTGCTGGATCTGCTGATCGAAAATGATCCGGTGATGGCAAAGCAAGTTGTTGATGGGAAACCAGAGTGGCTGACTCCAATGGACGCGAT